AGCCCGTGTTGTGCATTGCTCCTGCCAGGGAAGTGAGTGACAGGTTTCTGCCCCCGGAAGCAATCGGTGGGTAATCGGGGCGAACTGGAATCTTGCCGCCCTCTGGTTTGTTGAACTTCGGAGCGTATATCTTCTGTACCAGTGCAGACTTCCCGCCGTTCTCCTTCTCAACCTCTTTGAAGTACTTTTCCACCACATAATCAATGGCTTCCTGGTTTTCAATGATGGTTGGAAAGATAAGCTGCTTCCCTGTCATAATGAAGAACCTGCGGGCTTTGTAAATCTCAACACCTGCAAGATTGTTCTTACCGTGGAAGGGAAGTGTACCCCGCAGCAGGATATGTACGCCACGTCCGCTTCTGGACTTCTCTGTGTAGGACTTGCAGGCGGTCATAATATCGGCGCAGAGAGGGGTCATAAGACCATCCTCAAAGCCTGCGTCAATATCAATACCAACCAGTCCGTTGTCTGCGAACACAAATCCCAGGTTATCATAATAGCCGTTCTCTACTGCCCACTCTGCCTGCTCAAAGGAACTCCATGTATCCGGGGCAGTAGAGGAAGCGGCTTTCTTCTCAAAGGCTTTCATGGGAATTTTGGAGTTATCCCAGGCACACACCCACTGATTCATATTCTTTAATTCCTCTGGTATTTTGGAATAATCCTTCATTCCCACACTCTCCTTATCCTGTGATTAACTGACTGTACGGCAGGGTTTCCACCCACTTGCAGAACTCACGCCACTCATCCAGTTTGTGATTCTGGCGGGAATGGTACATATTCTTGAGAACAGCGTAGTTAAACTGTACGGTTCTCTTCTGGTTGTAGCAGGTCGGTAACATCTGAATCATCTGCCACCAGTCCTTCTTGTCCTTCCTCTGCAAGAAATCCAGACGGGCATTATTCATAGCGTCAATGACCATGCTGAACACAATGAGGTTCGTAGCAGAGAGGTGTTCCGTGCTGAAATCGCTCAGAACGAACTCCTTTGCCTGGATTTTGTGCATGGTGGAACAAGAGTTTGCCACAGTGCCTACCTTGTAGGTATCGTACTCTTTCCACCAATACAGAGGGGCGGTAATATCTGCGGTCACGGTAATCATACGCAGGTACTTTCCGTGGTCAGTTCCCGCAGCACCCAGGGTTTCCATCAGCTTCAAGTCATTGTCACCGACTGCATAGCAGGCAAACGGAGTGCAGTCATGCTCCTTCGGATGACAGATACCGTCCCGGTCAATCACTCCGCACTTCCCGCAATCTACAGCGGGATAGCTGTCTGACTTTTCCCAGGAGTTCTTCGGAT